CTTTATTACGCAACCATGTGGAGTCTGCCGCGCCCGCCCACTCTGCTAAGTTGTTCCAGATCACCATGTATTCGGTTGACTTGCAGTAGGGCGCATTCTTGTCTAGCCACGCTACCATCTCTTTGTGTCGTAGGGTTGGGTCGTGGACTGTGTAAGCAATCCCATAGAATTCGCGCACATGGCATCCGCTCTTGGCTACGGCTCCAACTAGCCCCAACAGCAGTAACAGTATGAGCCAACGCATGAATCATGTCCCGCCCCACGCAATGAGAAAAGTTCCAAAGATAACAAAGGCCGCTATACAGACTGCGGCAATGAATGCTTCAGCCCAGTCCCACATGATTAAGGCACGTCAGGCCATGTGACTTCAAAAGGAAAGCCTGATTGTGTTGGCACATCCCGCAATGCTTGACGATATGTTGCCCATGCAGTTTTATCTGCAGTGCTATCAGCAATCTGCGTCCAATCAGATTCTTTTAATTTATCGTTTCGTGTTTCACGAATTTTAGCGGCTTCACGCGAATTTGAATTAGCGGCATACTCTGAAATTATTGCTTGACGCTCTGCTTCTTCTTCCGCTGTAAATGGAACGATTGATTGAACGCCCGTTGATAAATCATAAAAAATTTTATTAGTCATAATATCCTCAAATATAAGCAATGTTTATTGAGCCGCCATCAAAATTCGAAGCTCCACCTGCTATAATTCTTACACTAGTAAGTGTTGCTGAAAGTGATTTAGTACCACCAGTAAGAGCAAATCGGGAATCAGTAAGACCTAATACACCAGACGCAACCCATGTATTAGTTGATGTATCTTGACACGTTAAAGTAACGCTTCCTCGTAATGTATCTGCGGCAGAATTAGAATCTATTAAATATCCAAGGGTGGTATTATTAATAAGAACCGCTGAATTATTTCTTAAAAGACAGCTATAACTTTCATAATTAGTTGTTTCTACTCCACCAGAGTCTCCAATTTGAATTCTTTTAGAGTCTGTCGCATCTGTTGAAACACCATTAAATATAATTACAATTTGTCTTACTGTTGCAGGAATGCCAGTAAAGTTGACTTCTGTACCAGATGTTGTTGTAACGGGTGTTCCTAATGTAAATCCACCACTTACTGTTGACGTAACAGTTACAGCACCAGTCGCCCCGCTAACTGATATTCCAGTACCAGCAACAAGACTTGTTACGCCTGCGTTGGTTAAAGTTATAGAACTCCCCAAAGCAACTGCACCGCCGCCCGACATACCCGTACCCGCAGTAACTGTTACTGAAGAATTTGTCAAAGCAGAGTTAGCAACACTGGATAAAGTACCACCTAATGTTAAGTTGCCGGTGGTAGTAACCGTGCCTGATAGGGACAAGCCATTGACTGTTCCAGTGCCGCTTACGCTTGTGACTGATCCAGTACCCGCCGCCGCCCAAGAACCATCACCACGCCAGAATGTGCTTGCTGATGCAGATGTTCCTGAATTTAAATTGGTAACGGGTAAGTTACCTGATACATGAGTGGCCAGTCCAATTTTGCCATAGGATGGGGCGACTCCAACACCGCCTGAAATTAATGCACTACCGGTTGCAACATCTGCAAGTTTAGAAAGTGCTGTAGTGGTTGAAGCATACACAATGTCACCAACTGCGTAACTTGATTGTCCTGTACCGCCGTTTGTAGCTGGCAATGTACCTGTCACATCAGCCGTTAAAGACACTGCGCCAAAAGTAGGCGCTCCACCTGCATTACCATGTAGGACTGTGGTTGTCGTACCCAAACTACCCATAGGCGTAGGAGCCGCGCCAGCACCGCCACCTAAAACCAAAGCACTGGCCGTCAATGCGCCAGACGATGCCAATGTGCCAGATGCTGTGTAAGCTAAAACACCACCAGAAGTTCCCGCTGTTAAGCCTGTACCGCCAGAAGCCACCGGAAGCGCAGAACCCAGAGTCAAAGAAGTAAAGTACGAAGCCGCATCAACAACGTTTGTGCCGTTGTTAAAGACTAACGTTGCCTTGCCCGCAGGGACAGAGATGCCCGTACCTGAAGTGTTCTTAACCGTCTTGGCTCCAGTACCTGTGTTATTGATAAGATAAAACTTTTCAATCTGGCAACCAGAACCCAGTATCAAGTTACGTACAGAACCAATGCCGGTAGAACTTTCTGTGATGTTTAATCGCAGGTTTCTGGCCGCTTGGGTTGTAGCCGAGTCGGTAAGCGTAATTGTTACGTCTGCGTCCGTTGCAAAATCTACTGTGGCTTGACCTGTAATGGCCTCACCCAGCACTGCGTCGCCCAGATTGACGTTGGTAAGGTTACCCCATTGACCTGAATTTAGCCCTGTTTCAAGCAACTCTATTTTAAGTGCTGACCATGTACTTGCCATTTTTAACTCCTAATTCGTTGAAACAGCAGCCCAGCTTGCCGTTTGCGTATTATCTATCACACTCCAAGCAAATGCTTGTGAAATTGATCCAGCCGTTCCGGTTGCTGAAACCCCAGACAGCGATATTGCAATACCAAAAGTTCCTAATAAACCTGTAGCACTGACACCACTTAGTTCAATACTCTCTGAAACTTCTTCAGTACCAACCTGCCCCGTGCCAGACACGCCCGTAAGCTGTATACCAACACCTACACTACCTGCCGTACCCGTGGCTTGAACACCCGACAACGATTGCTCAATATTCAGCAGTCCAACCGCACCAGTGGCTTCAACCCCTGACAACTCGACTACAAACTGACCGTCAACCGATCCAACACTGCCAGTTGCACTAACGCCAGTAATGCCTATTTCAATGCCAAAACTACCAACTGCGCCTGTACCTGCTACACCCGTAAGGGCAATACTTTCTACAACTTCTTCAGTGCCCACCTGACCTGTAGCGGATACCCCTGTTAAAGCTTGTTGTAGCAGTACCTCAACTGAACCTACTGACCCTGTACCTTCTACGCCGGATATTGCCGCTGATAAGCTATAAATAACCGTTCCAACTTCGCCTGTACCAGATACCCCGGAAAGCTGTAGACCTACTCCAACATCGCCCGCTGACCCAGTAGCCGTTACACCAGATAACGGTATTTCAAGATCTACTGTACCTACTGATCCTGTTGCACTAACGCCTGTTAATTCTGCGGATGTAACCCCAACAACTGAACCAACAGCGCCCGTGGCTGCAACACCTGTGAGCGCGTTTTGACTGCCGCCCCAAGTATTATCACCCCAAGCGTCTGCGCCCCATGCTGTGGACATGACTTACCAATTACGCAATTCGCAGCAATCCGGTCGATGCATCGTTGGTTGGCATGGTCAGTGAAAACGTACCCGCAGCCACCGTCTGAGCCGTGAACGTGTAAACAGCCACAGACTTGTTACTTTGAGATGTGTTGTACAAAAGCATTGCATCAAACGCAGTAGCTAACGTAACTGTTGTGTATGTGATACTTGCAGATGGTGTTAAGAACGATGTTGTTCCAGAACTGTTTGGTGCTGTACCAAACGTCACCGTCACACCGCCAGCGGAGTAACCTGTACCAGATACTTCATTAGAAGCACTGTATGCGGTAGTACTCGCGTTTACCGTAGCAGAAGTTAAATACAAAGCCGCTTTAAACGTATCAGCAGTTGATACTGTGTGAGCGGGGATGCCCGTTGCATTAAACGCATGAACTGCGTTAAATAAATCCACCTTGAATGAAGTGGTCATTGCTTGTGTATTTGCCATGATATTTCCTTAAAATTCAGCAGTTTCACCAAAACTTACAACCGCACGTTTTAACTGTACGTGCGCCGAACGGTGAACTAATTCACCCTCTAACCAATACTCCACCCATGTGGTAGTTTCGTTATCATTATCGATGGTTCCCTCACGCTTTTCAAGCAATGATTCGTCCATATCGCCTTTGGTCGTAGTAATCAATTTGAACTCCTAATAAGAGCCGCCGTAGCGGTATTTGCTGGCATGGTGATTGTAAATGTAACGGTGGATGTTTTGTCAGATCCAAAGTCCAGTACAGCTATGGATGGATTACCGGCAACGGTATCGTTATAGATCAACGCACATCTTGCGGTGATAGCCCCAGTCCATGAAATGTCTGGGAAGCCTACAAAAGCTGTGTACCCAGAAGTGCCAACTGTGATAGGCGTTAGTATTGCCCCGCCAGCAACGTAAGTGCCTGTATTAGCTACTTCGTTGGTTGCATTGTACGCAGTTGTATCTTCATTCAAATCCGCGCTGGCTGTGTACAGGGCGATCCTAATAACGTCGGTTGTCAAGTCATGAATACCTTGATACAACTGCGCCTTAAATGAGGTGGTTTGGGTTTGGATAATTGACATATTAAGTTACCGCCTGTCTATACTGACCAGAACGGTAAGCATCCTGACGCTCCATACCATCGCCCAGACGTTTAGCCAATGCAAGTGCTTCTTGATATTTGCCGTTGTACAGCGCCATCATGTCTGGCTCACCCTTCATGTAGGTGTAAGCCTCAACCAGCGATG